TGTAGCCTTCGGCAACAGCGCCGTTGTTCTTGATGGCGTTGATGTCGTTGTCGTTGGTGCCGACGCGGAGTTCGGTTTCCAACAGACGGGTTGCAACGAATTGCAGGGCACGAGGAACGATCAGCTTACGTGCCTTAGCAGCGATCAGCAGACCACGTTCATCAGTCCAACCACCGATCTGAATAACAGCGGCTTCCAGCGACGTTTCGTTCAGGTCAGCGCCTTGCGAGAACGTGTTGGAGTTGGTGCCACCGCTAACCAGTGGGTGTGCAGTGTTACACAGGGAAACACCGTCACCGTAGGTTGGGCCGCCAGAGAAGGCGTTGTTCAGGATTGCAGCAGCTTTCACCTGTTTGGTGTAAGCCATACCGCGAGCCAGAGCCTTGGTATAACGCGACGACAGCGAGTCGTACAGGTTATCTTCGATAGCTTCTTCAGTCAGCGAGAAACCCATTGCAACGGTCTCGTGGACGTAACGAGCAGTCCAAGCTTCCTGAGCGTTGTCATAAACGATGGCCGAGCCTTCGTTCTTAACAGGAGCTGCAGTGAAGCCCGACAGTTTCGTTTCTTCTTCGAAGCTACGTTCCGAAGTTTCGGTTTCGAAGATCTCTTTGTGCTCTTCGCCGTACTTTTTGTATTCCAGACCGAACAGGGCGTTCAGGCCGGGCAACAGTTCTTTAAGAAGTTGTGCGCGTGAAATTGCCATGATTTAGCTCCTTATACGCCGGTTGGGTTCAGATACTGGTGGCCGCCCTTGACTGTAACAGTCGTAGTAACGACAACCGGAGGGCCAGCGTCGTACGAAGACGAAGCTACCGAGTACGGTGCATTCCACTTAACGATGAACTCGCAGAAGTTACCCGACGAGTTAGCCGTTTCAGGCACGCCAGCGATAATGCGAACAGGCAGCGAAGCAGTCGTGGCAGCCGAAGCGCCAAGAATTGCAACCTTCGAGTCGCCAGTGGTTGTCGAACCGGAGTTCTGAACCAGAGGAACGTTGTTGCCGATTACGGTCTGGCCGTAGAAAGCAACAGTGGTGCCCGACGATACGGCGGCAACTTGGAACAGTTGGTCAGGATCATCAGCGACATAAGCCGTTGCGTCCGAAGCAACAGTGCTAGCTGGCCAGTATTGAGCCTGCAGATACTGCTTGGTTGTCGGGTTTGTGAAAGCACAGCCGAGGAAAACACCAACAACACCGCCGTCATCAACGGTGGTAGTGCCAGTTTCTTTAACGATAACGCCGTCGCTCGAAACACGTACTACGTCACCGTAGAAGATGTCAGTGTTATAACCACTGGCAATCTTGATTTGGCGAGTAGCACCAGCGAAGACTTGACCACCGATCAATTTGACCGGCTTCAGGCCGTATGGGGCCGAAACGGTTGGGTAAGCCATTGTTTAACTCCTAAAATTAAGAACCTCTACCGAAAGTAACCTTTGTTTTCCGATCATTGAAGAGCGGCATACGCGGGTCATTCTCTCGCATGAAATTATGATCGACTGATCGAATCTGCGCTTCGGCCTGCTGTTGATAGTGGTCGTTGCGTTCTTCTACCATTTCGATAGGTGCTTTGCACAGCAGAAGGCCACCAATCACGATACCGTCCTTGAAACGCTCTGATTCGATGTTTGCAAGGAAGATTTCTGGGTGATCTTTTGCTAATACGGGTTCCCAGCCCTGACGAAGCATGGAAGATACGTTCATGGCGTCAGCTTCGCCTCGCATGCTAATGCGAACCCATCGGAATTTGTACCCCGGCTCCGGGTTAGCGGTCGGGAGAACTTCCGGACGAATCCAAGCTTTTTTACGAACGTTGGTTTCGCGGGTTTCTAATTCTCGGCTTGTACGATTTTGACTCATGATTGTTTCCTCATTTCTTCAGCAACCTGTTTGGCGTAGACTTCTAGCGGTAATCCCAGTCGTTTAGCAAGAGCAACTTGTGTCTTTGTCAGCGTGATTTTCTTGGGTGCAACGCTTCTTGTAGCCGGAGCTACGACATTACTCTTACGGACACTCTTGGTTTCCGGTTCTTCGGTGTCATCAAAGTTCTCTGAAAACACCTGACGCATACGAGTGTTAATTTTCTCGTAGTATTCATCGGAGTTGGGATCAACCCCGGCTTTGACCAATTTTTGATGCAGCCCCAGCGCAAAACTGGTCATTTCATCATCTGTCCCGAACCAAGCATTTTCTTGTCTCCAAGCTTCTGCTTTAGTATCAACAGGTGCCGATGGGGCGGTTTCAGTCATTTGTACGCTAGTTTCTTCCTCTTGTAAAGCAGGAATCTTGAAACTATTTACTTTTTCAACCTTCATCTTGGCCGAGGTCAGTTCTTCTTGTGCTTCTACAACGCGGTCGGCATCACCGGACTCGTATGCTTCCTTGTACTTCTTCTTGGCAGCATCCAGTTCGTTGGTAGCCACTCGCTTGGCCTGCTCTACCAGAACCTCTTGGTTCTTGTTTACAGTGCCTTTGAGCGACTTGTTCTCTTCTGCCAGACGACGGGCCAGCGATTCCAGCTCGTACTTCTCACGCAGCGCAGCCTCTTTGGCGCGGCGCTCGTCGTGGAAACCCTTGCTGAAGTGCTGGATGCGTTTGCGAACTCGATCCGAGTAACTCTCAAGCTCTTCGTCGGTGACTTCCTCTGGTGCTTCAGACGGCTTCTTACCGCGGTCTTTTGCAGGAGTGTCATCGACTACTTCAATCTCTAGCTCAGGCTCTTTGCCGGCGTTTGCCGACTCAAACTCAGCCTTGTTGCCTTCTACCTCAATCTTGAGGCTGTCGTCGCCCCCTTCCTCCGGGAACTCGAACTCTACTTTTTCAAATGCCATGTCTACTTCTCCTTAAGCTCGCACGATGCCGCGCGGATCCGCAACAACAGCTTGTACGCTGTCGTCGTTCATGAGGCGGTATTCAGCCCCGTTTACTTTGAAACGTGTGCCGGTGTTCGGGCGGAACATTACAAAGTCACCTACCTTGCACCACGGGCCGTTGGGATAACGCTCTTTGTCGGCATAAGCTTCTTCGCCCATGTCGATTACAGCGCCCATACTGGACAGGATGTATTCCTCGTGTCGTGTACGGTCGGCCTTGATAATGCCTGAGTCATACGCTTCTTCTACCTTCGGCAGCGCCACAAGAATCATGTAGCCGACGGGCCTTGGAAGTTGTGCTTCTACTTCTTCTTCGGTCAGTTGAACTTCAAGTTGTTCAGTCATCCCATTCCTCATTTATTTTCGCAAGGTCTTGTATTTCCATCTGTGCGGCCGTTAGACCTCGGATTACGCCGCACACTTCCCGGTATTCTTCGAGGCTTTTAGCCCCTCCGTTTGCCAGAAAATTCGCTGAGGATTTTTTCAGATCCTCGATTTTTTCATTGAGCACGTCAAAGACGGTTGTTGCCATTTGTTACTCCTTGGTTGGCGTTTTGTTTTTCCCTTCTAGCGCGATTGCTGATTTCAGCATATCGAGTTTGATGCGGTCTTGGCCTTGCTTGTTCTGAGACTGCGTACGCTTGTTCTCAGCTTGAATCTTGGCCATTGCCTCAATCTCTTGGATCTGAACCTTCTTCTGTTCGATCTGTATATCGGCGGCGTCCTTCTGTGTCTTACGCTCGATGTCTGCCTGCTTAACGGCCAGCTCTTGCTGCTTGAGCTGCATAAGCGGGTCTTGAGCGGCCTGCTGCGCCTGTTGCTGGGCTTGCTCTTGGTTGTGCATGTCGAGCAGTTGTTTGCCAGCGTCTGCTTGCAGCTGAGCCAGTGCGTACTCCATCTCTTCCGGCATTTCCTCGTTCGGCGGAGGCAGAGCAACGCCTAGGCGCTCCTCGATCTGCTTGCGATACAGGAAGCCGGTGTGTTCTGCGATGTGAGCCTGAAGCGAAGCCATGATCTGCTGGGCTTGTGGGTTCTGACCAATCGTAGCGGCAATCACCGGGTCTTGCATAAAGGTTTGGTGGACGGTGATGTGTGCTTGGTGGTCTTGATAGATAAACGCACGGATAGGCTTACCGGACAGAGCTGACATATTCTCAGACACCGGATCTTTTGGTTTCTGATCTTCAGCAGTTGGAACCAGCTTGTCGGCATTCTTTACTCCGAGGACTTCAATCATCTGACGGTGTAGCTGTGGCAGATCGTAAATCTGTGGCGCTTGTTGAGCCATCTGCAGCACGGCTTGGTACTGAACTACGCGCTGAGCCATGGTCGAGCTGTTTGGATCCGACACAGGGATCACTTCAACCATTGCGTAGTCTGATCTGCGGGCCTTGCGCTCGCCGGTGTCCGGCAGGAACTCATAGTCCTTTGGTGCGTAGTCAGCGATGATTGCCTTCAGCAGCTTGAACTCCTGCTTCATTGCAAAGTGAACGCGGCTCTGTACGGCAGCCATAGGCTTCAGAGTGCGCTCCAAGAGGGCCAGCGTAGTGCCAACTGGGGCTTGTGCAGACATGTCCGAGATGTTCATGTCCGAGATAGCACCCAGACGGCGACCTTCTTCCGTGATTTTGTCCAGCAGGCCAGCCAGAACCTGTGACGGTTCTTTGTATGGCAGCGGCATGATGTTGTCGCGGATAGCGCCTGATGGCACGTCCACGTCGCGGAACTCGCCCGGCGCGATAGGGGTGTCGTCGCCCTTTACGCGCAGACCGCGAGCTTTAAGCCCGCCCGGCAGATTAGAGAGTGTGCCGGCATCCACCAGCTGGCGAATAATGCTGGTACCAGCGCGAGCATAACCGCCAATAATGTGGATGAGACCAAGGCCATAAAAGCCAAAACCGGGCACATAAACATAATGAACAAAGTGTTGTCGCTTGAGGTAGAGCGGATCTTCCGGATTCCAGTTGCGACGGATGGCAAGAATCTCACCGGTGCCCTTGTCAATCGTGATGACATACGGCTTTGGCAGGTCGTTCTCTTCTTCATCGTCTACTCCTTCGATGCAATAGTCCACATGAATCTCGTAGAGCGCATAACGGTCGTCTTGCGTCAGAGAATAGCCACCTTCTTCGGCCTTC